AGACGATGAAGAAGAAAAAGAAGGTTCGTGTTTGGTTGACCCTCCGGTTCGAACCGCGGTTGAACCGTGGTTGAACCGTGGTTGAACCACGGTTCGCCTAGCCTCCCCACTTTTAATCCCTCTAAGTTTTTGTTTTTCAATAAAATTTCTTTGCTTTTCTCTTTCCTCTTCTAGTCTTAAATTGATAAAAAAAGTTTTATTTCCGGCACCAAAATCGACAAATTTTTGTGAAATTTTTGACCAATTTTTTAGAAATTTTTTGTGACTTTTTTTTGCAATTTTAGCTAATTTTTTTGTATCTTGCTCAAGAGGTCCATTTACCCACTCTGCCATCAGGAGGCAGAAATATACTCCAATATCGTCTGTTTCCCATGTCAAGGTGTCCATGTAGAAGTCTGAGGCATATAATGGAAATGCAGGAGATTTACCCACGTTCCGGTCCTTTTTTCCTATTGCAAAAAAAACATAGGCATTGAAGATTATCTTCTGAATTTTTACCGCCAGCAGATAAAGGGATAATATGGTCAACCGTTAATTTTTTATTAGTTCCACACTTAAGACATTGCCCTGCCGATAGAACTTTTCTTCTTACTTCTTTAGAAATATACCTTCTAAGGTGAACACCCTTTTCTATTCTAACCACAAACGGTAATTCTTTGACTTTTTCAAAATTACCCAATAATAAATTTTTAGATAATTCCTTAAAAAGCAATCCAATCTCTTTACAGGACCAATTAAGAGTTGATAAATATGCAACTTTTGCATCTATGAATATTGATGCCTTTGGATATTTCGGCTTAAAAGGGAATGGGCTTGGCATGATTAATTACTCTTTTGGATTCCTTGTGAGTTCATTTTCATAGGCAATAAATGGATAATATCCCGATCTTCTAACCATTGAATATTTCCCGACGGTTGACATTATCTCTACCCTACATTTAAAGGTTTCATATTCCCACTTTCCACCTTTAAGAGATTTAGGTATTTTTTTGGTATATATTCCATATATTTTTTTATCCATAAACCAAACAACCCCCTTTCTATAGAGAGGAAAAGACCCCACTTCTTCGGCGGTCCAGGAGATAGTGTCCATAAAAAAATCAGATGCAAAAAGCTGGAAGGCCGGTGCATTTGCCATTAAAATTTCTCCATCTCAATAACTTTTTTTAAAATTTTCATTTACTACCGCATTAAATTCACAAGTGACAAGAACGTTCATGACTATCTCCAAAAATTTCTTAAATGACCTTATTTCATGCCATTCATGTCCTAGAAACAAAGCCATACTTTTTATTTTCTTTTGTTCATCCGACAATCTTCCTCCTTCCGATTTAAGTTCAAAGAAGACCGCCCGGCCTCCTGGAAGCAAAATAGTTCAGTCCGCCCATCCGGGTTCAAGTAGTCCCTTGGCTCTCTTTGATTGGTGAAAGCATTGGCAGGGATATCCCTTACCGCTGGCCCATTTTTTTATCTTTCCGGAGAGAACTGACTCCTTTTCAGTATCAGTAAGTTCCTTTCCTGGACCATATCGGTTTCCCCTCCCATAAAGATAGTTTGCATATTGCTCAGGTGTCCAGCGCATTATTTGATGACTAGCCCTTCTTGCATGATTTCACTCTTGGCTATCACACTTCCGTCTTGCTCGGCGGAACCTCCGAAGCATGGCAGTTCGACCGTTACCTTGATACGTTTGGTGTCCGAACATTTAAGCGGTGGTGGAGTTGTATTCATAAAGACATATAATGGTTTGACGTCCTGCCAACCTGGAAATAAGTCACACCAAAATTCTACTTTTTTTGTTTTCATATCATTCCTCTCTCCTTCCTATGCACATTGCTCCAGGGTGTTCAATTTGATCGCAAGGAACCTTGTGGCCCGCCTCACACTCCATCCCAGGCTCTTCGCAGGGCATGAAATCGGCCAGGAAACAACCGCAATCATAACCAGGAAGCCAGAGACCATCGTAGCCGTTCTCTTCCAGATGTTTCTGAACGATTTCTTTTATGGTCATTTTGAATTTTCCTTTCTCAACCGCCCCAAATTGACTTTTTCTCTGACATCAATCCCATAAAATTTAAGCTTGTCGATTAAGGCCATAACTCTTCCAATGGGCGGTTCCGGTAGTCCATACCTCTTACTGTCAGCCCCAATACAGACAAACTCCGGATCAATCCTGGCTATCCAATAGGCCAGAATATCTACATCAAAATCCATGATCGGCTCAATGGTTACAAATTTCCTGGCCTTCCAACCGATCATCGGCAAGGCCCTTTCCCATGTAATAGGAGCCAGGCTAATATTAGGAATAATGCGATTTGTTTCGATGGTTGTCCCGGCAAGAAACTTATCTGGCAAATTGAAATGAAAATTTCTCATGCGTTCTGGATTTTTGCTTTGAAAAACATAGGTGTTTTCGGGGAACTCGCGGGTGTGATCAAGTATTCTACAGATAAATTCTTCCGTAACACTCTCTGCAAATAGATCGTTGCAGTTTTCTATAAAAATAGTTTTCCCCTTGCCGTATTTGACCTGGAGTTCATTCTCGATCAGTCGGATAGTCCCCTGGTATTTCTTCGGCCTACCAAATCTTGGATTGTCTACATAACAATAAACGCATTTATGCGGGCATTCCCCTCCTAAATGGGAGTGAGTATGAGTCACCCATGAATACATATTTCCCGTGGACCGGTTAATTCCCATTTCTCACCTTTCTTTCAACTTTTGTGAATTTAGCACCAATACAACGCCACCTTATGCCTATCTTTTAGTTTTTCAAGATATGCCCCCACCGGCCCGGTGAATCCGCACTTTTTTAAGTCTTTAGCCCTGCACCATGTCAGGCGATAACCATACGGGGTTTCATGTGTCTGGCCATAATGAAGCTCATCGGAGAAATAAGAATTAAAGTCATCATCAACAGGCATCTGCGGTATCTTCCGCACTTTTTCAAAGACATCGTAGTTTCGTGGACAATCCAAAACCGTATGCGAAAAGTTGGATGTTATTCCATCTCCACAAAACGGAAGCAGCTTTAAATCCATTCCCATAAAAACCTCCTTAAAATAGTGTCATTTGTTCTTGTATTGTCTTTATTTTTGCCTGACCGATATTTTTAATCGCCTGAAAATAATAGGCGGGCTTAAGTTCTATCCCTATCGCCTTCCTTCCGTTTATTGTGGCGCAATAAACCTCAGAACCAACCCCCATAAATGGGGTTAAAACTATTTCACCTGGGTTGGAATATAACTCAATACACCGCTCAATTACATCAAGCTGGAGAGGATGACAATGCTTCTCGTCCTCTTCGTCTTTAGCCTCCCGGTGAGGCAGAACATTATCAATTCTTATGTCCATCCAGATAGAGGAGGCATATTGTCTCCAAATCCAATGACTAAATTTGTTTTCAAGCTGTGATCCCTTCCACCCCTTGTACTCAAGATTTTCTCTTGGCATTTGGTCCGATCCGGCATAATAGGTTAGGCCGTGTTTATGGGTAACGGGAATTTCGTTTTGTCCTTTTGCCCTAAACACCAAAAGCTGATCGGCATTGGCAATGCTGGACTTTGTCGAATCCAGGGTAATGCACTTATGCGAAAGTGATTTAGTCATGGTCCTATTCCGAACGGTCAGGGGCTCTTTCCAAACCATCCGGCGGGATACTAATTTAAATCCGTATTTTTCATGGTGCCGGATAATGTCCCCAGGAAAATCATAGATATAATCAAGGCCGGTGTTCCCGCTAGGGATGTCCATGCAATGAACGGCAACCATTCTGCCGGGTTTAATCAGCCTTGCGCTTTCGGCGATCACAAAGTCATAATGTTCAAAAAACTCATCTCTGTTCAGGCAATTTGAAAGGTCTCTTTCTGAACTACTGTATTGATATAACCCGCCGAAAGGAGGAGAATAAATCCAAAGGTCTGTCGAATGATCTGGAAGTTGTTTTAAGACTTCCATGCAATCACCCAAATAAATAGAATAATCTTCCGTTAATTCCTGCTGTTCGATAGCCATGATGGAATGATTACCTCCTTTTCATATTTTGAACGATCTAACCATGTCGCCTCGTTCATATATTTGACCAGTTCCGTAAATATTTTATCTGCGGCGTCTGATTTTCTTTGCATATTGTCTCTTAGATTTTGTTCTCCTTCAGTAGATATAAGGTCAACCCTAACAGGTCTTTTTTGACCAAACCTCCAGCATCGTCTTATCAGTTGATAGTATTGCTCATATGAATGGGTTGCAAAGGTTATAAGGTGATTGCAATGTTGATAATTGAGTCCCCATGCTCCTATCTTTGGTTTTGTTATTAAAACCCGTATTTGACCCTTGGCGAAGGCAAGAAGTCTTTCTTCTTTTTGCTCATCGGTGTGCTTTCCTGCCACCTGGACGGAATCGGGGATAATCTTCTCCAATAAATCTCCCTCGGAATTATAGTGACATCCTATGAAAACAAAGTCGCCCGTATCTGCCAGTTTTGCCACCAATTCACACCTTTCTTTAAGTGTTCGTTTTCTCTCTTGTCTTTCGGCATCAAGCCCAAACACTTCAGGGTTAAAAAGGTATCCGTCTGGCGGAGATCCCGGTTTAACCATGTGGTCAAATTTTGTTATCCCTGGCAAAATAAATCCGTTGTTTTCAAACCCCAAATCTGACGGCATACGGCAAGCAATGGCCCAGGAACAAACCCACTTCCAAAAAGGAATTTCGGCGTGCGGTTTTAAAATATAATTTCCCCATTGTTGAGCAGCCCTGTACGCTTCTTTAGAAAGCAAATTTGTTTCATCTTTGGCATCCTGATAAAGTTTACAGCGAGCTATCCTATGATAATAATTTTTATTGGTTTGATTGAAAAACCGAGTTATCATATCAACAAACCCCAACTCCCCTAATGCCTCGGCACTTGTTCCTAATTCGTAAAAATCATTTGGTGCTGCCGTGGCCGTTGAAAGTGTCCGGTATGGCATCTTGGAAAGAAATCTGGTTACAAGTTTTTGTGTGGCCCCTCCGAAATGTTTTAGTCTTGATGACTCATCGCAGATAACTTCCCCATAATCATTATGATTGAATAAATGAAGTTTCTCATAGTTGGTTACAGTAATTTTACCTTTTGGCTTTCCATCTATTGACCTTTTAACCTCAATCCCGAATTTTTCGCCTTCTTCAACAAACTGATATGAAACGGCCAGAGGGGTAAGAATTAAAACATTTTTATTTGTTTTTCTGACGATGTTTTCGGCAATAACCAAAGAAATTGGGGTTTTACCGAGGCCACAATCGGCGAAAATTCCTCCCCTTCCTTTTTTTAATTTCCATTCAACCAAGTATTTCTGAAAGTCGAAAAGGAAATCAGGCATAAAAACAGGGTCAAAACCAAACTTCCCTCCTATCTGGGATTTGCGTTCTAAAAACTCATGATATTCTGAACTCAATTTTCACCCCCAACATTTCGGCCTTTGCCATCTCTCTTTTAACTCCAACAGAATTCTCCCATCCCCAATCCTGAACGACGATCATCTTGTCGCACTTTTCCAGAAACCAGTCGTCAAATTTTTCCCAAAACTCATAATCTTTCGGCAGTCCGTGTTGTGCTATCGGATGACTGTGGCTGATTGGCGAGAAGACAAACTCACCATTTTGCATTAATTCCGATGCAATCCGATTGACAGTCTCAAACCTGACGAACCGGATCACCGGGCATGGGTGGGAATATGGGGTGGCTAGGTAAATCAATTGTCATCTCCGAAGTCTTCTCTAAACTTTAGTTCCTTGTTTATCTGTTTAACCCCTTCTGGAAATTTCACACAGAACCATTCCTGCTCCAACAACCAATTCAAGTAATGTGTCGGTGCATCCTCAATAGGCCCCCTATGCTTACCGAAGGGGATATTCCATAGGGATTCTTCTTTCATTTCACCGCCTCTAAGCTACTCACGATTTATGTTTCTCTTCGTTTGTCATATTGGCCTCAAAATGCTCTTTGAATGCTGGTCAGCCGGATCGTTACTCCCACGCCGGACACCCTGTAAAGGACTTACAATTTTCTCGGCAATACTTGAAAGATAGTTCGTTTTCGGGGTCGTTCGGGCACGGCTTCTTATCTGTATCCTGGTGGCCATTGGCCGATTTAGCAGAGTTTTTTTTCTTTTCCTGTTCATGCCATTTAGTAAACATGGTCCAGAATTTCTTGAAGGTCTCGCCATCCTTGGCCGCCTCAAGCATAATTTGATCGGTGGTCTTTTTTTGGAGGTCGGCACTTTTGGCAAGGTAAAGATTGAGGGAAATCGAATACTCCTGATTTCCTTGAATTTTTTCTCTGGCTAGGGCAATAAAGGTTTCAACGGTAGGTTCGGGGTCATTTTGATTTGTTTTGTCTTCATCCATATCAATAATAGAAGAAAGGTCTTGAGGTTCGTTTCCTATTTCTTCGGTTGTGTATAGTTTCCCAAGTTCGCGAGGCCATAGGGCGCTTAACCCCTGACTCTCTGCAACCTTGGCGATCATAGTGGGCTGATTTTCTTCTTGCCAGAATCTAGTTGTTTTCCCTTCTGATGTTTTTTTAACATACCCGGAAAGATTGACTTCAAGCCGGAAAGGGCCGCTCCATTTGTCCGGGGTAGCCTCGAACCATCCGCCTATCAATTTTTCTCCTTCGAGGATAATCCCCGCCGAATCCCTGATTGTTCCATCAGGTTTTTGAACAATGATTCCTTTTGTCCATCCCCGGCAATCATGGTTTGCTTTGGCCCGGGACCGCTTAAAATCAATACTGGTTATAATAGCCGCCGGGTCGTTTTGAGTATATTTGATCAAATAACAGTCCCCGGCGAAAGGATTCAGGGCTCTGGCTTTACATATTCCCATGAAAAATGCCATCTCCTGCTTGGTAACTAATTCGGATTTCCCACGGACCAAATAGGTTTTAATCAATTGTTCATTCAAAAGAACTTCAACCCCATCGGATAGATATTTCACTTCCCAGGTTTTTTGAGCGGGTAAATTCTGAGTCATTTTTCCTCCCTTTCTCTCTTGATCATCTTGACCGGAATTGACTTTTTGATTTTTCGAAAATCCTTAATCCGGGGATATCCCGGACACCGAGTTTTATTTGACGCCTGATCTCGGCATCGTTTAATAGCTTATATTCATTCGGCACCCTATCAAAAGGGTCTATGCCATCCTCTCCTTTTTCTTCCAAGGCATAGGTCCATTCCGTTTTTTGAAATGCGGTGCCCGATCCACTTTCGGCCCTTACGGTGGCCTGGGCCTGTGGCAAAATTGGATCGGGAATGATGATTTCAGGGACCGGCTCAACTTTAACTTCGATGGTTTCAACCGGGACACCCTTTTCGGACGCCTCTTTTTCTGCTCTTTCTTTGGCCTCGGCCTCCGCCCGTTCCCTGGCCTCCAGCCTTAATTTCTCCTGGAGTTCAGCCGCCTCTTTCCTTGCCCTGTCCTCTGCCTCCGCTTGCTTCCGGCGTTCTTCGGCCAACCATCGGTCCCGCTTGGTCACCATGTCTTTTTTGATAACTTCAAGGGGGTCAATATAGTTTTTGGCAATATTTCTTGCCTGGGAGACAAAAGATAAAACTTCCTCGATTTCTTTCGTCTCGATCAATCTCTTTAATTCGCTTTTGATGGTTTTAATTAATGTCTGCGCTTGGGTGCCGTATTCAACCGCCTGTTGGTCGGTCGCCTGATCCCTGACCTCTAAAGTCCCGGCCTCCTTGATCATCCGTTCAAGTTCGGCCTTGTGGGCATCGAAGGTGCGCCGGGCCTTCTCGATTTCCCCCTGCCAGTCACCAGCCTTGACGATTTCAAAGACCTGAACGGGCGGAATCTCTTCAAAATTTTCGAGATGTTTAACTTCGGCAAAATCTATCAATTTATTTTCCTCCATTCCGTAAAAATCGTTTTGCATTCAATATCCCCAAAAACACCGAAAAGCACTCTTCCGGATTTTTTATCCAAACCATCCTAGCGGTCCCGCCGTCCGGGTCCAGCATTAAACATCCAGGCTTAATCGTTGACAATCCCGTGTGAAAACGTACCAGGTGCCAATAGGCTCCACCAACCTGCAAGTCCCATATTTTACGGTGTTGAATCGGTGTTTTAAGATCAACAATTGCGTCTGTTTCGTCTTTCAACTTCAACCAAGGGAAGTCGGGATGTCCACAAAAATGCCATTTAGGATCAGTCAATTCAACCTCTGGTTTTATCACAACAAGATCAACCTTCTCGTCAAACCAACCCTTGAAGGAATTAAAATATCCCGTAATGTCTGAATCCAGTATCGGGAAAAACCTCAGAGCGTAGGCGATACAGGCATTATGCGCCCTCGTTCCCCTTTCGGCGGCCATTGCGATTCGGTCCGGATCTGGTCCATAATCTTGGGCAATAACGTCAAGGATGCTTGTAACGGATTCCATTAAAGCCTTTCCTCCGGAAACATCTTGTTTTGAATTAACTCAATAGACAAAACAACATCCATGCCGTTGATAGGGCCTAGCGTTGAGATTATTTCTTCGAGTCCACCCGGTCCTTCTTGGTGTGAGAAATTTATAGACACAGTAAAGTCTCCACTTTCTCCTTTTGGCCTAATCGAAAACCCCTTAAGTTTCGATTGAATTTTTAATGCGGTTGGCATCTATTCCTTTCCTTTCTATTCTCCCCCAATATCAGGTTGCACGGGAAATAATTAACCGTCACCGGAACCGTCACCGTAACCGTAACCGTAACCGTAACCGGAACCGGAACCGTAACCGTCACCGGAACCGTCACCGTAACCGTAACCGTCACCGTAACCGTAACCGTAACCGGAACCGGAACCGTAACCGGAACCGTAACCGTAACCGTAACCGGAACCGTCACCGTAACCGTCACCGGAACCGTCACCGGAACCGTCACCGGAACCGTCACCGTCACCGGAACCGGAACCGTCACCGGAATTTATCTTTTCCATACAGGAACCTCCTCGATTGTTTTTTTGGCCTTTTCGGTGCAGTCCAAAATCTCAATGGCCTGCAAAAGTTCAACCCGATCAACCGGAGCAGGAAACTTACATTTGTCGGGTTGGGTCGTCCCGTCTATGGCTAACTGAGAAAGAGATGCCGCCCCATCCCAATACCAAATCCTTCTTGCATTACGCATGACGACTTCCTGGCCGTTGCGCGACTCAAGAAATCCAGCGAACACTCCGGCAGATAAAGTCCTGACGATAACGTATTTCAGTCCGGATGTTTGATTTTTTTTTACATATTCAACGCCATTAATAATTAAAATTTCGCACTCCATTTTTCTTCCTCCTTTTATTTTTTTTATTAAACTCTGGAAAAAATCATTCTCCCCTGGCGGCGATTTCAACCAACCGCAGCCGTTCTTGAAAGCTGGCATTAATTACCCGGAGCTTCATAAGTTCTCCCATCTGTTCTCCGATGATTTCTTTTTGAGCCTTGTTTTCTGCTTCCAGCATCCTTAATAATGCTTCTCCGGCCTCCGCCTTGGCCTTCCATGAATTCCTTGGCATTTTTTTATCCCCCTAAAATTTGGTATTCGAAAAGCGCCTTCTTGATTCTCTTCTCTGTGCCAAGAGTTCGCCTCAAAAAATGCGTAAGAGAAACCCATTGGCGTTATTGATCGCAGTTCTTTCGTTCGTTCGCTTTTGCCCCCAAGCCGCTGCACCCAACTCCCCTGTTTACAGACACGCTCCGGCTCTACGTCGTTTCGTGGCAGTCTCCGGTTGAAGTTTCCATATAGTGCCGTTTTCTTAGTCCACGGATCACCATACCAGTTCGGCTGCCAGTACCACGGTTCCCCCAGTTCTGGTAACAACTTATGCAACCTCCCCACCGGATTCTCAAGCGCCCACCAGTCGGGTTTACAAAACTCAACCGTTCGAAGTACCTGTCTCACAAGTTCCAGGCTTTTCTCTGTGCGTCCGTCCTTATCTTTGGCCTTCCAGTATTGTGACCCACTAACTGCAAAGTCAGTACATGGTGGCGCGGCCAGGATTCCATCTACGGTTCCGAAGTCATTCATCACGTTTTCCATGATCCATGTTGCCGAGAGTTCCAACACGTCAGTTCCGAGTTTTTTGTCTATCTGCACCACGTTCGCTCCAGATTCCCGGTACGGGCGAGACCAGTTTCCCGAGAAGTCGAATAGCGAGAGTACCGTCTTGCCGGAACAGCAGGACATTTATTTTTATCCTCCTAAAATTTGATACTCAAAAAGCTGATTCTTGACTCTCTTTGCTTCCAGAATCAGCCCCATCGGCTCGATCACCCTTTTACGGATGTCCGAACATCTCCCCGTTGAATTGAAAATCCCCATTCCCAGGACGATTTCCTTGTTAGTCACCGGCCCCTCTTTAAGCCGCTCCAAAAGCCGGTGCTTCTGTGTTCCATTTGGGTACGGATTCGGAATTGGTATGGTTTTCATTTTTCTTGGACCTCCTCTTGTTTTCGCACTCCCGGCAACTTACCCGGCGATAATCGCCATGCGGTGTCCTTTGAAGGTAAAAGCCCTCGATGGGTTTTAGTATCCCGCAAGTTTTACAGGTTTTCTCGTTCGGAATAACCACCTTACGGGTTCCCTTTGGACGCCCAATTTTATTTTTGATTTTATATTTTGCTGAATACTCTTTTGCATTTCTCTTGTAATATTCCCGCCGCCGTTCTTTTTCGGACCTGATCTCGTCAATGGAGTGATCTTCCGCAAGAAAATTGATGCCCCTGTTGTGTTCCATCCAGATAGGATTTCTTTCTTTTCTTTTTTGCCGCAATTGCTTAGGGCATTTATGGCATGGGTGCGATTGGACATAGCCAAATTTATTGAAGTGGCCTTGATAGCGCAGGCAGGCATCTTCGGTGATTCTGGCGTGATATCGTTCGCAGGTCATTGGGTACACAAAGCCTTTTCAAGTCTTTTCCCGGACCGTCCATAAATCGACCAGGCCCATTCTGGGTTCCGCAAGAAGGACTCAAAGTCAATCTCCCGGTGATCCATTTTTTTGACAAAAAAATCTCCGAGCAATTCCAGACTGTAGTCAAAGGTTTTGTCGCTAAAAATATGAAGAGTGCCCTTCGGCTTGCCGCTCTTCGATTCTTTATAAATTGTCATTCGTCCTCTCTTTCCGCCAATCAAGTAAAAGAAAAATACCTGTGACAGCAAGAACCGCCAGGTTACAAAGTATCAGTATTATCCAGATTTTCATTTCCCCTTATCTCCCTTCTGCCCGGATTACCCTTTTTTGTGTCCCAAAAAATGACTAAAATAAAAAGGGCAAGGAAAATTCCACAAAACACTCCGGTCAAAAAATTTCCCATCGCTGCCATATTTCCCCTTATCTCCCTTCTGCCCCGGATTACCCGCCGAGGCTCGGGTGCAGGAAGGGAAAGGCATCCACGCATTCCCCCGCCCTGGTTAGAGGGTTGACTTCAATTAATGTAACTCCCGGTCCTCATGTCCCAGGCATTGTCCCCCGACCATCCTCCGTTGGACAATATTTCCCAGGTCATCCGTAGCCAGATATTCCCCGGCCCCAAGCTCAACACCTTGGGAAGCAAACCGCAGGAAAGCCGTTTTGTGTTGGTGTGCCAGCTTGACTTGCCGTTGACATTTCCGACCGGAATTGGATTTTAAAAACTCTTTCAGGGTTACTTTAGGGGAAGTCGTTATCATTTAAACTTGACTCCTAACTGCTATTTTTTGTTCAGTAAACTAAGGTAAACGAAGGTTTACGCAAATAAACCAAGGTAAACTTTTCAGATCAAAAAAAATCATCTATTCTCCTTGATAATCTGATCCAAGGTTTTGGAAAGGTGCGGTTCGGTCATGAAGATAGTCCCAAAGTCGTTTTTGATCCCGTCCACGGCATACCGATACAAAAGCTCGGCAACGGTAATGCCGGTCGTG